AATTGTTACTTTTAATAACATTGTTAACAAGAACAATGTTTGCAGCCAATGAGGTTGCCGTAACTGCCCCAGCAGAAATGTTTTCAGCCCGAACTTGATTAGGAGTTAATGTAATTCCCGCTGTTGTTAAAACATCAGTCTTGACTATATCCGCAATAACATTTTTAAATTTCCTAAAGTTTTCAGATTGTACCGATTGCCTTAAATCTGTACCGATAAAATCAGTTGTAAAATCATAAATAGAATACTTCGCTGTAGATATCAAAGCAGACGATATCCCATCATGGTTATGACCACCATTATAGAAAATAATAGAACTTTCCGATGTTCCTGTTGACAAAGGCTGTCTTATTGCCATTACACCACCTTCCTTATGACTACACTCTGGGACGGCTGATTGCCGTAACTAATCTCTGTACTTATCACCCAGTATTCACCATTAATTATATCAAATGAATCCATTGATGATATTTTAACCCTATCTCCAAGCTGAATCATTGGAGTCGGGGTTATATTTAAATTAAGAACAGGAACTGGATCGCTCATTTTAGATATAATAAAAGTTGCAATCTTCTTTGCATGTTCTAAATCAGTAATAAATTCATTTTCTATTACTATTTCTTTTAAACCATACAATCTAATATTATCATCCAATGTTTCTTTTTGCTCTCTTATGTCATTATTAGTGTTTTGAACAATGATTGGTACGCCAGCTATTGAAGCAACAGATACTTCATTCTTCTGCTCATCAGTCCCCTTAAGGAACACTTCAGACCCGTTCTCGGCATATATTGATGCGCCGACTATTAAATTAGCTTTATAAGAATTTGGTTCAAATTTAATGATTTCAATCAATGCTGGATTTTTATTAAAAATACCAGAAATCAATGGATTTTGAATTTGAAAAGCAGGGGCTGAATTATAAGATATGCTATATTGCTGGACTTCTCTTACAAGCGTGTTAGCGGTATGAGTTGCAGCCGCAGTGTTAAAAAATGCCCTAGTCAATGTGTCTAGAGAGTTTGCTGTTTTAGATTCATATTTAATTATTTCACTATCAATTTTAACATACCCGCTTTTAGGGAAATAAGGTTTATCAGTTGTAACCATTGGTATTGATGATGAATTTGATAAAATATTTGCGTTTAACTGCCCTACGGCAAGGGTTGTTCCATCATCAGGAGCCCAAAGACCTTGTATTGCATTATTTTTTGTTGAGACACCAGTTAGCTTTACAACTACTTTATTAGCTTGCAATTGAACATTATATGATGCATCAATAATATTAGTTGTATCTGAAAAAATCTGTTGAACATTCGCATGCTGTTCTATTGTTGGTTCAAAAAATCTGTAATAGTGCTCATACCGAGCCTTGTTGTATTCATCAATATATAATCTACCCAAATCGGCTAAACTTATTGTATCAATTAATGATTGAATCGTAACATCATTGCCATAAATAAAGGGCATGACAAAAATTGGTTGAATTTTTATTTGAATATAACTATTTTTGATTTCCGCAGCCGACAATTGTTTTGCAAACATAGCGAATTCATCTATATAGAAAGATCTAATACTTGATGGTGCTGTTTCTCCAACATTTTCTGTGTAAGATGCATTACGACCACCAATAGTTAAATCACGACCCGTATAGGCAGCTAAGTTTCCAGTTGTTGTAACCGAATTAGACAAAGCACCATTAACATAATATTTTAAAGAATTATCCTTATAGGTTACAGCGATATGTGTAAATTCAGATGTTGAAATTGCTACATTTGAAGAAACGGTTTGCACACCGCTTGATGATATAAATTTAAATCCATGAGAAGTTGAATTATGATAAAATTCAAAACCAGATGTAGGAGTTGCGTTAGCCCAATTGCTAATATACTCCCCATTAGAGCTAAACGACCCGTTATGGAATTTAGCATTTAATTCAATAGAAAATTCATTATTATAAACTGGGCTGGCTGAATTAAATACATCGTAAGATATGTGATAAGGAACTCTTATGTAAGAATTACTGGAAAGTAACACGCTTTTGTTAGTAGTATCGGAAACAACACCGCTGGGTTGACCTGTAAGCACCGATCCAACATAAATACCGTCATTTCTATTTGCAACTCTTTCAACAAAATTACCAGCAGTATTAACGCTCCATGACCCGCTTGAGAAATTTAAATAAGGTGCAACATTTTTGTTACCAATGTAATCAAAACAAGGCATTGTTGCGCATTCATCCTCATCAACCCAAGACACAGTGCCGCCAACCACCTTTTTTAAAGCAATTCCAAATGTATATGTTTTATGAAAGAATTCAATTCTTAATTCATAAGCATTACCAGCAGTTAAATCCATTTCTTCAGTTAAAAAAGTAGTTGCTGTGTTATTGCCAGGATCTATTTCATACCAATTGTTTATTTCTGTTAAATTTTTATTAAAAAACATTCTTACACCGCAATTTTTTACATCCAAACGAAGCCTTTGGACACCGCTTGAAGAAGGTATATAAACCCCGTCAAAAACACCATTATAGTAATCTGTAACTGTTGATCCATCTACTGCAACAAAAGAATCAGTTGTGTAATTTAACGCAACTGTTGTCTCACCTGCTGGCTGTGTGGTTATTGCTTTTGATGTTGATACAAAAGACGGAGCAATATATGTTGTTATATCTAAAGCTTTCTCCTCGGCAGACAAAACCCTGTCATTAGCGTCAAGTTTTATATCCTTGATTGCACTTCTTTGCTTTTCTGCTGGGGCGACAAATCTAGCCCTCAAAGATTTAGATGGTGTCCTTGTTGAGTTAGCCCTATCTACCGTGTCTTCATCAAAACCAAAATGCAGGATAGCGTCATTCTTTGTATATGATTTTGATGGTATTAAGAAATAAGAAATATCAGATTTTGGAAAATTTGTTCTTAACAAAAGATTATTAACTGATTCAGCAACGGTACTATCCTGCATAAAGTACCCATTGGTAATCATTTTTTCATTTGTAAACTTATTCCAATTTGTTAAAGTTGCAGAAACAGTCATTGACGATGATGAAGACTGCCATTCATCAATATAATATGTTCCAGATGGCACATATTCATATGGGTCAAAAGATACAACCGTCCCAGCAGGGTAACTAGCGGCTATTGTATCGGCATACCCTCTTGTTACTGCGGTAAAGGAGAATGCATTGTTCTTGTAGCACAAGACTCTTTCTGGGGTAGCCGTATTAGGGTTTATTGTAATAACATAGTTATTATTTCCACCGCCAGCTGGGAAGGAATCTGTTGAGTTTACAGGAATTGTGCTTGAATTTGCTAAAATCGCATTTGATAATATATTTGTAATTAATTCTTCATTTGTTTTTAGAATTTGCCAACCAGTATAGACATGAACTCTTAAGTCCTTTTTCATATATTTACCAAAAGTTGAAGCAGAACTGAATATGCTAAAATCCTTACCAGAATTATCTAAATTTAAATTACAAGTTGAAGAACCACCGCCAGCAATTGGCAAACTTGTTTCATGAACATCACGAACCTTGCTAACGCTAAAATCAATTACATAATCTGTTATATCAACTTGATAAATTGGGCATACTTCATTAACCCTTGCTCGGTCTAATGGGTTTTTTGTTGTATAAATTGTTAATGTAATTCTGTTTATATTTTCATTATTTAAATAATGAGTATTGTAATAACTATCAGTAGCTATTTCGCCATCAACATTTAAAACAATAGTTGATGTATTGACATAAGCCTTTATATTATAAGCTTTAATTTGACCATTATATTCCGATGTTATTACTTTTAATATATTACATTTTCTTTCCGTAAAATTGTATTCAATAATAACTGGTGATGCAAACTCATACCCAGATCTAGTCGCATGCAAAGAACTCGTACTTTTTGTATTAGATATAAAACCAAATTCATAATTATCATCTTTTGAAGATGGCAATGCATGCCATTCTCCATTGGCGGTAATAGTTTTCCCAAACTTGTCTTTTGCATCACATACAGCCCATGTAAATGACTGGCGTTCTATCCCGTTAATTGACTCATTTGGAGTAAAATAATAATCCGATCTGTTTCTTTTATTAAAAGATATCTCATTGGCACTCAATGAACGGTAAGTAACAGATGGTGATCTAGCAGTTCTAAGCAGCATCCCGCTAACTTCCGAGTTGATAGTCTCGGTTGATGGAGTTGTGAACGCCGAGTTGCTTGATGCAATACTAGCTCCATTATACTGAAGAACATGTCTGCTATCCAACCAGTCTATAAGTATTAAAGGCTTAATTCTTTGAGATATATCTGTTGTTTTAGAAATAAAAGTATTGGAAATTGCTTTTCCATACAAACCAGTATCTAACATATTAAACTTCCTCTAATGTCATTGAGCAATCCCAGAAATAAACATCATTGCTTAAATCTCTTCTTGTTAATGTTTCATTATAATCTTTCACTAATACATTATAACTTGTTTCTGTCGGTGGAGTCACTCCAGATTCATCTAAATTAACTATTTTTAGAACATGATGGCTTGGGTCTGAAGCTATTTCTTTAATGTAATCCCGCCCCTTTTTCCCGTCAACGGTGAATTCTGGAGAGTTAGGCAGCCATGACCAAGATAAGCTAAATGTTTTCCTACCAGACCTTGCTGAGGACTTATAGTATCTGCTTCTAGAATTAGCCCAATTTTTATTTTCAACAAAAATAGGCTCAAGAGCAGATTCAAACTTCCTATTATGATTAGTAATTGGCTTATCGTCAATCAACATAAAAGTGCGAATTATTGAACTATCAACAATACCATTAACAGCAAATTTGATCGCTTTTGCCGAAATTGAACCCATATTTTGAATAGCAATTTTTATTGTTACTAGAACTATTTTACCAACAACTGACAACGATACATTTGAACTTAACGCAGTAGACGCAAAGACTATCTTACTTGATATTGCAGATAAATTAGAAGATACAATCACATTAGCGGCACCACGAGCTGTTTTCACCATAGATGTAGCAATTGAAGCCGCCAAACTTATTGTGGATACAGCCAGTGATGTTTTCACTGCTAACGCCGCAACACTCGTTGTGCAATTTATTGCAGATGAAGCATATGCTATTTTTGTACCAGCAGCAGTTAGCGAAGAAGTTACACTAATAACAATCAATGCCCCTTCTCTAATTGCTGTGCCAGCAGTTACGGTTGCTGAAAGCAGGTCGGAAATATTTGCCGAAGCCAGGACCATTCTTGTAGCCGCAACAGTTAAAGCTGTATCTGAGGATAACCCTACGGAACTAAACGCTATTTTGGTTAAACTAATTGCAAGACTAACATCACCAGATAAAGAAGCAGATATTACTTTTGCATCATCAGCATTATAGAAATCTACACCACTATTGAGAGGTTCACTAAAACTATAGAAACTATCTGCCATTATGCTTCCACCAAAGACAAAGATATGTCATAATAAGAACATTTTGAAGATGGATCTCTTCTTACAAGAGATTCAGAATATGAATCTATAAAGCAATCATATTCAGTATAACCTTCCCCTGGAGATAGTTCAATCCCGACCAAAACAGAAGATGTTGCATTAACCAAGCTATTTAGAAAAGCCCTACCACCCCTGCTATCAACGGTGTGTGCTGCGAGATCTGGGAGCCAAGTCCAAGATATGTCAAACTTTTGTTTATTATTTGAATAATACCTTCTTCTATGACCGCTTGCCAAATCTATATCATTAGCAGAAATTTCTTCATCAATCTTTATTTTCCTACCGTGCTCAGTTACCTCTGTTCCATTAATAGTGAGAAGCTTGTATAGATACATCAGTTGCCCCTGTTTAATCCACTGTAAGTACTAATCACTCTGCTCTCAAGACCAGCCGCTTTTTGATTTCGGGGAAGAACTGTTGTGTTATAATCTTTCATCATTGAGTTAAACCACTCAGGCTCACCAATGAAGTTATCTACATAGATGTTTACATTCTGTGTAGATGTTGTCATTCCACCAGCAAGATTACCACTGAAAGATGACTGTGGTACTGAGAAACCTTGTTTAGGAACATTAAATCTCATCTGGTTCATTGCTTCAATGTGGGCTAAACCATATTTCTTTACAGCCCCCGCATTAAGAACATACTCCCCACCATGAAGAATAGAAGGAACTTCTCCGCCTTCTTTAAACTTCATGTATCCGCCTTTCTTAAATTTTGGCATATAGCCGCCATTTGACAAGCCTTGTGCTTTCAACGCCTTAGCGGATCTAGTAATATTGGAAAGACTGAGTTTAGAAAAAGAATTTTTAACTTTACCAACTCTATTTTCCTCTGACAGATGTAACACAGATGCTGCTAAAGTCGCTGCATTACGACTAGGGTATACTCCTAAATGTCTTCCAGTTTTCTGAAATTCATTGATTGTTGGAATTAAATCTTTACTATAATCAATTTTATTTTTGAAAACCGTAGGAAGAAGAATGTTTGGTCCTTTAGGATTGTTAGTTAAATCAAATCCTGCCGAACGAATTGTAGACATCCCACCTTGCTTGTTAGGAACTTGAGGAAGCCCACTAAGATTAATAGTTCTTGGTGTAATAACAGGGATTGATGTTGCATACGGACCCTGTAGCGTATTCATGATTTTCTTTGCTACAGAAATAGACTTTTGATCTTCAACTCCATACTTTCTTACACTACCGCCAAGTGCTAAACCTTGTGCCTTTACTCTGTCGTATACTTTAAGTTCAGAAATTTTTGGGAAACTAACTCTACCTAATCTAACTCCTTCAAACCCGTCAAGATACTTTGGAGCACGACCCCATGCAGATGGGTCTGATGCCAGCCCCTTATACATAATCTCTGCTACTTTAATTTGATTTTCAAAAGATGGAGGGTTTAAAGGATCATTAAAATTACCGTACTTACCTTGACCAAATCGCACCCAATTTTGTCTTGCAATATTGAGAGCACCAACGAAAACCCCTTGACCTGTTCTGCTAATTTTGCCCAAACTATCCTGCCAATTTTGACCGTTCTCAGATACAGCAATCGCCTGCCAATCTAATGGGTGTAGAATCATTCCACTAGCAGCACCAGACCTTACCTTGGTGTCTGGAACAGAATAGGATTGACCCTTGGAATTAGTAAACAACTTCATTCCATCATCAGTTCCCTTTTTCTTATTACCTACATTCTTCTTTACTGCACCGCCTTTTGCAAATCCAGGAGTTGTCATAAATCCACCATTTGCAAAGCCAGGTGTATTCATATAACCACCAAAAGCAAAACCTCTGAAATCGTTGCCGTTCTTTAGATTATTAATTCTTTCTAAATTACCTTTTCCAAATTTTTCAACGGCTTTATGATTAATGATATATTCGCCACCATGTAGTAATGCTGGAATCCCTTGCGATGCTGGGGCTTTAAGATATCCACCAATACCGTACTTACCAACTTGACCACCATACATAAAGCCAGTTCTACCACTAGAGTCAGTCCTGTTGGCGTTAGGATTTGCCACCAAATTAAGAGCGCCAGACCCAATATTTAATGCAGGTAATGCCAACTTTAAAATTTCTTTTTCTATGGCACTCAAACCAGAACTTGCCGATAACCCAGATGCAAGTATCCCAGCGGAGCCTTCTGAAATGTGGGCACCAATAAACTCCGTTACTCTAGTTGCCATTATTCCTAGTTGTGCAGGGGGGATATAAGCCTTACCAGCGCCATACTTTTTTGCAGCCGTAAGTGTTGTAGCTTGAAAATCTTTCATAGTTGCATCATCAAGCTGTGCTGGCGCAGCAGTTTGACCGCCTACATTTGCCAACGCATTTTGAGCCGCTACAGCCAACTTTACAACTTTATCAATTTTTGGTTTCAAACCAATAAACAAATCATCAAAGCTCTTGAATATCTTCTCCCAAGCAATAGTTCTATCCAGTTCTGCAGCTATCGCCTCAAAAGCATCCTTACCAGCTTTTGTCCAAATATCTTTAATATTATTTGGATCACCAGGTTTAGACAAAGATCCAGTAATTGCAACAACTGCATCAACAGCTGGCTTTACATATAGTGGAGCAAATGTTGTACTAAAGGCATCCTTAAACCCTTGCTCCGATCCTGCTACCAATAACCCAACTGCCCCAAGTATAGAATTTGGATCTTTTGTAGCCGTGTTTACTCCAAAAGAAGTGCTAGCTTCAGCAATTAAAGCATCCATTGAGCCAGAGAACATCAAAAGTGAAGGATCTTTTACCGCCGCAATTGCAGCAGGAAGTTTATTTAGACTAGTTTCAAATGCAGTGCCCAATTCTAACGAAGTAGCAAGTCCTTTATCGGAAACAGTTTTCAAAGCCGCAGCAAATTCCCCTTGTGTTGCAAAAGACTTGTTCTTAACTCCCTTTAGGAAAGTATCAAAAGACTTAAGAATTACATCAAATTCTTTCTCTGCCAAATCCTTTTGATTAGCAATTGCTTGCTTGGCAAGATCTCTTTGGAAGGACTGGAGAGTTTTTAACCTGTCATTATCAAGATCTGTTAGAGACTTATTAGACTCATCTTTTGAAGCTAGCTCATCTCTATCAAGTCTTCTAACATCAAAAGTTCTTCCCTCATACACTGCCAATCTTCTTTCAACCGAGTAATTTTCATGGTCAGATTGTCGCTTATCAATGATGTCTCTTCTTTTTGCTTCATAATCTTTTCGCTCTGTAAGTCTTTCCTCGGCTGCAGCCAATTCATCAATAGCAGCAATCTGATCGTCATATGCTTTGAGTTGTTGATTTTTTTGTTCTTCAAGAGCATCTGTGTATTGAGAAGTAATGTCATCAAATTTTTCATCAACATTACTATAAAAAGCACCTTTTAGTGTATCTTTTATTTCAGCAACTTTTGATTTAACCCCATTAGCAATTTGACTACCCAAGGATTCTCCAGCAGAAGTTGCAGCATCTGCTGATTTTTTAGCTATATAGGCAATTTGATCAATTATACCTTTATCAGATTTTTTGTCTATAACAATTGGTACATTTATTCCACCAACTTTTATATTTGTTGAACTTAACACCTGAGCGTACCTGCTATCTATGTCAGATAGTATTTGGTCAAATGCACTGGCAGCACCAACCCCTGCGCCTTTAATTATATTCCTTAAAGATTCCGCCCACCCTTTAGCTTGCTTCTCGGCTTCTGTTGGTTGTTTTGTAGTAGCGCCTGCGGCTTTGTTTTGATCAGATTGCCCCATTGCAACGGCTTCATCAGAAATTCCCATTGAATCTCTTACTTTAAGTACAAGAGATCCAGCTGGTCCCATGCTCCTGATCCCAGCACGGATGAGTGCATTTCCAGTTGCAGAACCTATGCTACCTCCTATCTCTTTCACAGTAGCTAGCACCATTTGTGCCAATAACTTTAGGAGACCTTGCATCACTTGAATAATTACAGGAGCTGCATAAGCAAACCCATTAATTAAAGCACCTGTAATAATTTTGACAATGTTAACAATATCGTATGCAAAACTGAGCATCATTGCTTTTAATTTAGCCATGCCAGAAGTTTTGTCACCGCTCATGAAATCTTTAATTGCACTACCAAGCAAAATAAATTTGTTAATAATTCTTGTAATCTGAGGGACAACTGTGTTCTTAACAAATGCAGCACCAATTGTTTCAGCCCATTCTTTAAATGCCGTTGTAGCTTTCTTAATAGCATTAGCTATTATTGTAAAGAAGGCTGCATTCTTTTGACCTTCACTGGTCAATCCACCCATTTGTTTATCAGCCCCAACAAAGACAAAGATTAAATCTCTGACTGGAGCAAACAATGCTTTTGCGCCATCAACTAATGCTTTAAATGCTTCCTTAAGCGCTGTAGCTGCTCCTGCTAGTCTTCCGTTTGCTGACTTGAACATTCCATACAGTGCAATAAGGATTCCAATAACTGGCACTATGATCAACAAACCTGTACCAACTAGAAGGATAGCACCAGCTAGCTTAGAGAAAATATTTAATCCAACCGTAGCCGCCTTTTGAATACCACCGAATACATTTGATGTGACTTGCCCAGCTGCAGCGGTGATACCTGCAATTCCTTTTTTAGCACCAACAAATGCAGTTGCAGTGCCAGCAAGTACTTGCTTTAACCCGCCAAAATTCTTTAACACCGTTGTCAATGGACCAATAAGAATAGACAAACCACCAGACAAAGCAAACAGCCAAGTTTTACCAAGCGCCCCAGTTAAGAGTTTCTTCAATCTTGTGAAGTTTGGCAAAACACCTTTTGTTAAAAGCTTATCTACAACTTCAAGATCCTGCTTAATTGGCAATCCAATTGGAATCCTGCCAAACGGAAGAAGCGATCTTGTTCTTGTAGCGCCAGACAATTTTCCTTCAGTAAATTCAGGAACTATATTCCTCTTAGCCATCTTGGAGCCGAAGAGGTTTTCAATTACACTCTGATCAGCACCCGCTGCAAACTGTCCTCTTAAAGCTTTGTTACCAAACAATTTACTTGAAATTGCACTTTGTTGAACACTAGCCGCAGCGGCAGTTAATGAACCAGCTGCTGCCTCAACTGCCACAGCACCATTGGTGATTGCTACACCTGCCGTTTCCCCAGCGGTTGCAACTGCTGCTGCACCTTTGGCAGGAGCCGCCATTAATTCATCAAAATTTGGAATAATATCTTTTAAGTTTGCATCAAAGATATTTTTTGAAAAGATGTTTGGTCCTTGGAACCTATGACCAATCTTATCAATATTGAAACTCTTTCCA